ACAAGGCGCTCAAAATATATCGCAAGAAGATCTTGCGTTACCATTCTTAAAAATTTTGGGCCAACTATCTCCAGAGGTAAACAAAAGAGATGGTAAGTATGTCGAAGGTGCAGAACCTGGCAAGATAATCAACACAGTTACAAACGAATTGTTTGATAAGATTAATGTTGTACCTTGTCACTACAAAAGACAATACATCGAATGGCAAGACAGAGGCACAAGTTCTGGTGCACCAGTTGCGATACATAACGCAGATAGTGATATCGTTAGCCAAACGACTAGAGGTAAAGATTATAAAGATAGATTACCAAATGGTAACTATTTAGATAATACAGCTAGTCATTTTGTATTGACACTTGGAGAAACTCCATCAACAGCTTTGATTTCTATGAAGTCTACTCAATTAAAAGTTAGTAGAAAATGGAATTCATTAATGATGGGAATAAAACTACAAGGTAAAAATGGTATGTTTACTCCGCCAACTTACAGCCACATTTATACTCTATCAACCGTTCAGATGTCTAATGACAAAGGAACATGGTTTGGTTGGGAAGTAGAGAAGATGAAACCAGTCGAAGATAAAAATGTCTACGAGATGGCAAAATCTTTTGCACAAAGTGTGGGTAAAGGTGAAGTAGAAGCTAAACCTGAAGTCCAAGAACAAACTAAAAAATCTTTGAATTTATAGTATCCTAGGTAATGGGCGTCTAAGCGAGAGTGGAAACGCCCATTTTTAATTTATGAATGAAAAGATAAATAAAGCTCCGGTTACGTATGAGGATTGGATAGATCTGGGACGGGTGATCATACCCTGCGATACAAAGCAGGCTGTGGTCGAGAAATGGTCCGACCCGGATTTTAAGATTACGAAAGAAGAATGGAGAATAGAACACACAACAAAACAAATAGGACTCAGATTAGATCAATACATAGATTTTGATATAGATAATCCTGTTGTAAAAAGATTTGTAAGCGATCACATAAAATCATGTGGTGCAGTATTTGGTAGAAGAAATAATCCGTCAAGTCATTATCTTTGGTCTGGTACATCAGATTATAAAAAATTTGCATTACCAAAAGAATTAGAAAATTATTATAAAGATTATGGTCATGGTGCAACACTGTGCGAGATAAGACACGGCGCAAATAAATATACATTAGTTCCAGAAACAAAATATCATACAACAAATGAAGTTGTTGAATGGGTTAAGTATGAAGGTATAGATGAATATCCAGGTAATATTAAAGTTGATCTTGGTAAAATAGCTCTTTCTGCAGCTTTGTGTATTACATATGCAGGAACAGGACAAAGGGATGATTATTGCACAGCTATTGCAGGAGTGTTACTTAAACATACAGAATGGAATGTAGAAGATATAGACGATTACATTTATAAGATTGCTGTTGCAGCTAAAGACGAAGAAAGTTTTAAAAGAAAAAATAAAGGCACATCACACAAAAAAGCAACCAGAAAATTTGGTATGCCAAAACTTGCAGAAATTATAGGTTGCTCTACAAAAACAATAGCAACAATATTTAGTTGGATTGGCGTACAAGAAGCAACAAGCGAAGAAGCAAAACAATCTATTGGACAAATCATAGAGTATGGAAGTGATAGGTATTTTGTAAAAATAAACGCTGTAGTACAGGGGAAAGAAGTTGAAAAAACAATTACGGTTGATGGACCAACACTTAGAAACAAAAAATTATTTTATGATGCAGTGATTAGTAAAGCATCTGTTTGGATTCCAGAAATGCCAGTAAAAGAATTTGAAGAAATAATGCGTAGAAAATATGAAGCTAGAGAGAAATCAAAAGATTATGTTGAAGATGCAGAAGAAGATTTAAGATTTGTAAAACATTTTAAAAATTATATCTCAGAAGAAAAAGCATACACAAATAAAAAAGAACTTGTAAATTTTGGTCTACCATATTTTAACATGAGAAAAAACATATTAGAATTTAATTTAGATAAATTTGAAGATTACTTACATAGACAAAAAATAAATCTACCTAGGGTAGATCTTGTTATTAAATGTCAAAATATATTAAAAGCAAAAAAAAATCATGGTAAGTTTGAAAACAAATCATGTGTGTCTTGGCGTATGGTAAATCAAACTGTAGAGGTAGAAGATTTAATTGTAGAAGGTGAATTTAAGGAAATAGTAAATGAGCAATAAACTTAAATTTATGGTTGGTCCTCCAGGTACAGGTAAAACATCTACGTTTATAACAAGTAAATACACGGAGTTGTTACAAAAATATAATTACAAAAAAATAATAATTTTATCTCATACAAACGTTGCAGCCGATGAAATTAAAGATGAAATATTAGAATTACCACAAATGCAAGGTATTACTAAAAAATCTTTAGAGGATAACATTTGCACCATACATCACTATTGTAAAAAGAAATCAACAATGGGAGAAGAAGTTCTTGATTATGAAGATTATAAAAATCTATGTAGAATAGATTCTATATTTCAAAGACATAAAGTTAAATCAAATGAATTTGAAAACAGAGAACATGGTTATTTTAAATTTGTAAAAGAAGCTTACGGTTTTAATAGATCTCTTAAAGAACATTGGAAAAAATCTAATAAAAAATTTTATGGTTATTCCATAGTTGACATAGAAACAATGTTGCCGATTGTAGAAAAATATAACAAGGATAATGGTAAATTAGATTTTCATGATATGATCAAACGTTTTATAGACAAAGCTGTTGACCCAGAGATAGACGCGTTAATTGTAGATGAGGCACAGGATAGTAACAAAACACAAAAGATAGCATTAGATAAAATATCTAGAAATGCCAGTGAGTATTGGTTTGTGGGTGATCCTGATCAAACAATATTTGAATGGGCTGGTGCTGATGCTGATGAATTTTATAGATTATCACAAGGTGCAGAAGAATTAAAACAGGGATACAGATGTAGTAAAACTATAAATGATATATGCAAGAGAACAATTAAACCTATTTGGGATTATTATGGAACACACAGGATATGGAAACCAACAGAACACATAGGTAAACATTATCATCTGTCAAATTTACATGGTGAATCAACAGCATTAAAAGAATTACTAAACAAAATAAAAAATACAAAACAAACGTTTTTGTTTACGTATAGACAGAAACCATGCGATGCTTGGATTAAAAAGTTTTTTAAAAGACATGGAATAGAGTTTGCTCATGTAGGGAACTCGGCCCACGTACCAAAAAAAGAATTAAAATGTCATTTAGTTTGGCCAGAGTTTGTAAGAGGTAAATCAGTTCCTTTACAACAGATAATAGATTTTTGGCAATACGTAGGTAAAAAAGTTATAGTGCATCGTAAGAGTAAAGAGACTTTTGAGGATTGGATTAAAAAAGACTACACTATACATGATCTAATAGCTAAAAATTATATAAAATCAGAGGCTTTACAAGAAACTGATTTTGATTTGGTTAGAACAAAAGTGGATGCCGAAAGATTAATTTATATAAAAAAAATAATAAGACAAGGTTGTGACCCGGAGGGTGACATCAGAGTTAAGTATGCAAACATACACACAGTAAAAGGTTTAACATTTGACAATGTAATTGTTGATGAATCAAGATTTCGACCAGAGGATTATTTTAGTCAGTTACGATTAAAGTATGTAGCTTACAGTCGAGGTAGGTACGATTGTTGGACTATAGCATCACAAGATAAATACACACTAGGAGTAAGATAATGACACACAAAGATATATTTAAAGGAATGGGTTATGAATCATTAGACAAACAAGTTGGAGGAAAACATTATAAACAAATGAAAATTCAACCAGCAGAGTTTATAAATGAAAACAAATTGCTTTTTGCAGAAGGGAACGCTATAAAGTATATATGCAGGCACTCGTTCAAAGGGAAGGAAGAGGACATTAAGAAAGCAATACATTATTTAGAAATGATATTAGAAAGGGATTACAATGTGTAATACGCCAGAGGATTTAGATTTAACAGGTATAGATACAGTAGCAGTTGATATAGAAACTTACGATCCAAATCTTAAAACAAAAGGTTTAGGTGCCATAAGAAACGATGGTTTTATTTGTGGCATTGCAGTTGCAACAAGTAAAGAAACTGCATATTTTCCTCTTCGACATTCCGACACTGATATAAATCCTGAAAGAATAAATAAAATATGGGAAGTTTTAAATGAAAAAATATTTCAAAATGAAAAAATTACAAAAGTATTTCACAATGCAATTTACGATGTATGTTGGATTAGAGCTATAACTGGTAAGCCAATGCAAGGTAGATTAGTTGACACCATGATTGCTGCATCTGTTATTAATGAAAATAGATTTAAATATTCATTAGATTCACTATCAAAAGATTATCTTGATGAGGGTAAATACAAATACGATTTACAACAAAAAACATTAGAGTGGTCAGGTGGTACAGTAAAAGATCCTATGACTAACATGCACAAACTACCTGCAGCTATTGTAAAAGATTATGCAAAACAAGATGTAGACTTAACTTTAAAACTTTGGAATTTATTTGATAAAAAAATTGATGAAGTATTATACACAAAAGAAGACGGAGATCAAAAAACTTGTAGACAAATATTTGAATTAGAAACAAAATTATTTTTATGTTTAGTTGACATGAAATTTAAGGGAGTTAAAATAGATGTCCAAAAAGCTATCCTGTTTGGAAAACATTTAAAAAAACGAAGAGATCAAATATTAAAAGCAATAGAAAATATAACAACTATTAAAGTAGATATTTGGGCAGCATCTTCAATTAAAAATTTGTTAGAACATCAAAATATAACAGATTACAAAGTAACACCAAAATCTAAGATGCCTCAACTTCCTAAAGATTATTTAAAAACACATAAGAATAAATTTTTACGTATGATTGCAAAAGCAAGGGAATATGACAAGGCAGTTAACACATTCATAGAAGGACTTTTAAGTTATGTCCATAAAGGTAGGATACATGCAGATATAAATCAAATTAGATCAGACGCAGGCGGTACAGTAACAGGTAGATTTTCTATGAGCAATCCTAACTTACAACAAATTCCATCAAAAGGTTTTATTGGTAAAAAAATGAGAGAATTATTTATACCGGATGAGGGTTATAAATGGGGCAGTTTTGATTACTCACAACAAGAACCACGTATTGTTGTGCATTATGCGATAAAATTAGGCCTACCAGGCACAGAGAGCTTACAACAAGAATTTGATAGGGATGATGCAGATTTTCATCAAATAGTTGCTGACATGGCTAATATTTCCAGGAAACAGGCAAAAACAATTAACCTTGGTCTTTTCTATGGTATGGGTAAAATAAAATTACAAAAAGAGTTAGGTCTTGATCAAATAAAAGCTAGAAATTTATTCAATGAATATCACAACAGGGTACCTTTTGTACGTCAATTGTCACAAGATCTGATACAGTTTTCTAAAGATAATAAATTATTGTTTACTTTATATGATAGATTCTGCAGGTTTGATAAGTGGGAGACAACAAATAAAGAATGGAATCCAGAAACTAATAGATTTAATCCAGTAACTTTGTATACAGAAAAAGATGCAAGAGAAGCATTTAAAGCTGAGATGTTAGATAAATTTAAAGAAAATAAAATAGATCCAAACTACATGGATTATTTTGATAGGTACTACACACCAGCGTTTACTTACAAAGCTCTTAATAGATTGATACAAGGGTCCGCTGCTGATATGACAAAAAAGGCTATGGTAGATCTTTATGAAAAAGGTATAATACCTCATATACAAATACACGATGAACTTTGTTTTTCGACCACGGACCACGAAGCAAAAATAATTAAAGAAACAATGGAACAAACTATACCTCTTGAGGTTAAAAACAAAGTAGATTACGAATCAGGTCTTAATTGGGGCCAAATAAAATGATAAATTATGGCTTACTTAAATGCTAATATTCCTGTACAATACGCGCAAATAAAAAAGGAGTATTTATATGACCTTAAAAAACA